CGATGTTCTCGACAATCTCAATGATTCTGGCGATTGCTTTGGTTGGAACTGGGTACGCGGCATTGATAAGGCTTAGCACTTCGTTCTTCATAAGCATCCTGCCCATGTAGATTCCGTCTGACTTAGCTACACCGAAGTTGTACTGGTGTGGCTGGAAGTCCTTGACTGCGAACTCAAGTGGTTCTGGATTGTAGTTAGGCATTTTCTCTCATTTCTTTGTAGGTTTGCTTGATGTGTTGGATTAGTTCGATTCTTGCTTTAGCCTCATGCTCCGAAGCTATGTCTGTGCCAGGAACCGCTGAGGTCATTGTGAACTGTCTTTCAGTCCAGCGCTGAGCCTCGTCAATGATTCTCTCTGCTAATTCTGTTTCTGTCATTCTTGTATCCCTTCGGTGACAACCTTTCGGCTGTAATTAGAGAATACCAGTTTTTTAGGAATTTAGTCAAGAATTTTGTTTTTTTGCTTTTTTCGGCGTGTCGCGCTAATCGAGTGTTTTGACAACAATGCTGGCCCCTGGCTCAATGCCTTGGGCGTAGAGCTTGCGGGCCGAGATACGGACTATGCGGCTGTCGTCAACAACGATGCCTGAGTCTGTCAGCGAGTCACCTACGGCTCGTATGAGCTTGTCTAGGTCTGGGGAAACGCTTGGAAGTAACCGAGTCACTGACTTTGGCTTTGGCATGTAGAAGTTGACTATAAGCTCACATGGTTCATCTATTGGAACCCAGTCGCTTGGAAGTGTGGCGATTGCCTCTTGGACTATGGCTTTACGCCATGCCTTGTGTTTGGAACTATTTACTTGAACGATTCGGCCTTGCATGATTGCATGAGAGCCTTGGCTAGCAGGGTCGCCAGTAACGCTAAGGCTTACCTCTGCCATATAAATCCCATGCTCCCATTATCGCAGCCCAAGCATAGAAGATACCGAAAGCTAGTCCCAAACCATCAAGAACGCTCGTTTCATGTAGCGATAGGTTTATTAGTATGCCAGCGGTGATAGCTGGGACTAGCCAACGGAGATTTTTCAAAACGGACTTGGCTCCGAGTGAGTTGGCTCGAAGATGCCCTTGATAATTTGTAGAGGCTCTGCTGGGAGTACCAATGGGTTATTGATGCTTACCTTGATGGACTGCTTTGCTTCGCCTTCTTTGTTGGTCCAGTTATCAATCTCGGAGCTGTATAGCCCTTCGACCTGAACTGTGTCACCAATGTCCAGAGTGGTTGGCTGTTTTAGCCAAACTGTGTAGCGCTTCTGGATTGTGTCGCCTGTTTTTGTTTCGTAAGCTTCGACAACCTCAAGACCTTTGCCCTCATAGAAGACTCGGTTGATAGTTCCCTTTACTTTGATTATTGCCATCTCTTTTTCCTTTCGATTTGTTGTTTTACTCTAGTGGCTACCTATGACATGGTTGGGATTGGTGCAGTCAAGGTGTCCACAAGACCTAATGCCTGGCAAGACTGGCTTGCCGTCAAATAGCGGGATGGTGAGCGTTTCTTTGTCGAAGTCGCCCTGCCAAGGTATGCACTTCTCAGAGCCATACTTGATGACCAAGGCTCGGTGCATCCGACAGGATTGACACTTGAGGTCTTTACGCTTGCGTTTCTGCGTATTGACCTTCCATGTCGTGCCGCAACGACAGCACAAAGCGACATTCTCATCCACTCCATAATCTTAGCCTTCAACGACTCTGGACAGGTGGCCCTCGAACTTGAGTCCTACTTGACCGAGAGCGCCATGCCTGTTTTTAGCGACCTTCATTACCATCCAGCTCTTTTGCCACTCAAACTGGTCTTCGGCAATCGAAACTCTGTGAAGCAAGATAACAGCATCTGCGTCCTGCTCAATGCCACCTGAATCTCTTAGGTCAGCCATGTCAGGCTCAGAGTCTTTGCGTTGCTCTGGTCCTCGGTTGAGCTGAGCTAGCGCGATGACTGGAACATTTAGGTCCCTTGCTAGGTTCTTTAGTCCGATTGAAATGTCTGTAATCATTTCGTATCTCTTTCGGCCCTTCTCGGTGTCTTGAATCAAACCAAGGTAGTCAACGACAATAGCTTTTAGGTCGCCTGTTCCTTTGACGCTGTTTGCGAGCGCACGAATCTGTAAAAGAGTTTGTCCTGACTTGTCGTGTATCGCTAGCTGGTGCGACTGAATCTTTGTTCGCACATTAGCAATCTTTAGCCAGTCGTGTTCCTTGAGTGTTCCCTTCTCAATGTTGCCGATGTAGACCTGAGCTTCGCTAGCAATGATTCTGTTGTAAAGCTCGTTGCGACCCATCTCAAGGCTGTGAAAAGATACAGGGCCAGTCTTGGATAGTTCCCAAGCAATCTGTAAACCGACAATAGTTTTACCTACACCTGGTCTTGCACCGATGATGTAAAGCGCACCTGGTCTAAAGCCAGAGATGATTTCGTTTAGTGATGGCCAAGGACTTACTGGGTAGGTCTTTGGTTTGTCTAGCTCATCCATGTATGGCAGAAGTTCGTCAGCAACATAGGTTGGCTTGACGGCAGAGTTTCTGTCAATCAGGTTGTCAATTTCTTTTTTGGCTGTGTCGAAAACCGAAGCCAAGTCCTCGTGTTGCGCTTTGCTGTGAATCATCGTTCCAGCCTGAGCAAGCCTTCTGCGTGTTGCTTCTTCGATTACCTTGTTTGCGTAAAAGCTAACCGAAGCTGCTGTTGGAGTTGCTGTGACTACATCGTGCAGGTAGCTGGCAAGCTTTGGTAGTGCTGCGCCAACTGTCATTACATCAATCGGCTGGCGGTTCGACTTCATCTCCAGCATAATTTTGTAGATGCGCTCGTTTTGTAGGTCATCAAAGTCTGCTGGTGTAAGCGTTAGGTTTTCTAGCGCCTTGCCGTTAGTCAGCAGGATTGCACCGATTACTGATTGCTCAAAGTGAGTCATTTGATTCTCCCAAAGATAGGTTTTGCCAAAGGCTTTGCTGTTTCGACTTCAACACTCTCATAAAGTTCCTTGTTTAGCCAAGAGGCTGGGTAGGGAATGTAGGTTGTGTCGGGAAGTTTACCTTCTGCGTAAGCTTTGGTAAAAGCCAATAACTCATCAGCGGTTCTTCTTTTGACTGCTTTGTTCCAGGCTCTCAGAGCATCTGCTTTGGCTATTTTCTTGGGATAAAGATTCCAAAATTCATCAAAAGCCTTTAAGTGTTTTTCTTTATCTTTAGTCTTCTCTAAGTAATTAGTATTCTTAATGTCCGTTGGCTGTTCCATAGTGGAATCACCCGCGCTGGAGTCATCCGCTACGGAATCATTGGCATCTGGATTGAGAATGTGGAAAGAGGTTGGACCGAATTGGCCATTATCTTTCTTAGTTCTTTCGGTCTTTAGCCAGCCTTTATTAGCAAGTATCTTGATGGCCTCATTGATGGCATACCTGCCTAGAGTCGTCTGGCGCTCTATCTGGCCATAGGTAAGCTCGTAGCCCTCTTTGTGGCTCATCAGGTAAGCAAGCAACCTAAATGCGTTAGGGCTTATTTCAGGGTCCCTTATAGCGCTGTTTGGGACTTGCGCGAACGGCTGTGAATCATGCCGATAGATTTTGTAAACGCCACTCATAATACTAAATGTGCCTTCCATTTTGGGTTGGCACACTATACTTAGTAGCGATGCCAACAGTCTGATTGTTGGTTATCAACGCCCTCTAGGAGTTCACCTTCTAGGGGGCATCTTTTTTATTCAGTTATAGATTCACCATAGCACTCTAAAAGTATTCTGGGTCACTTTCGAGTAAATCTTTTGTAAAGTCGTCATTTAGTAGCCACCAGCCACCATGACCGAAGATAGGTACTTCTGTCGGCGTTTCGTGGTTCCTGAGTTTCCAACCGAATTTTCGACCTAGCTCGGCAAAGGCAGCATTACTCTCAAGTAATAAATTAGCCTCAGAGCATAGGGGGATAATGTTGCTTGGCACATCTCTGACCGAACTGCCACCCATGCCACGATTCTGTCTGTGGTGAGGTATCAGGTCATCACCTTGAGTGCCACAATGCCAGCAACCTAAGTCGCGCTCTAGGTATTTCTGAAACTGTTTCTTAGTCATCGAACGGGTCATAAATCTTGGCTGGCATCTCACCAGGTTGGAATCCTAAAGCGATTGTTGTTTCTGACATTCCACCATTGACAGCTTCAATTATGTCGGAGTTGTCGGTGTTGTCGGTTATACAGGTATGCTTACGCCGCCATTCTCGGACAAGTTTGATTGCCTGAGCATCATCAGTCTTTATTTTGGCCCCACAGGAGCAGGATTCGGCTATCACCCGATAAGGCTACCAGCTAGGCGTTTCTCCACTGTAATTCGACATTCTTGCTA